TCACCCGCATCTGCTGTGGGAGGGGCAGAAACTTTTTTACCGGGAACACCGGCATCAGCAGGAAGAGCAGCTAAACCTTGCGGTGTTCCAGCCTCTAACCTTTTGGGGTTTTGATCGATGAACGAGGTTTTGATCTTTTCGTGATCTTCTCCCATAGGAAGCTCGACCAGATTAGAACCGGGGATAACAGCTCGTAGTGCAGACGCCACGAGATCTGCTGAAGCTTCGAGCCAAGCTCCAACGTCTTCGATGAGTTTTTTCTCATCATCGTTCTGAGCCGGACGGTCTTTGAACTCTACGACGTTGTAGTTGATTTTTGCTCCATCAGCTCCTGTCACAGGATCACGCTCATTGAATGATCGCTGTACAAATTTCGTAGAAGTAATTACTTCTCCTACATTGATCCTGTTGTTGTAGAGCGTTTGAAAATACGAGATAAAGTTTTTTTGAGACGATTTGCCGCTGATGATGCTAGTACAAACGCATCGTGGAGGTAGTAAACGATGAGAAGGCGTGACACCAATGTAAGAAATACGAATAAACTCTTCATGCGTCCGCATTCCGAGGTTGCCGAAATACGGTGTGAAACCAAGAAGGATGAACTCAATCGGTATCCCATTGTCGTTCGTGTCGGTGATCGCAGAGTCCGGGTCATTATCGGATTTCCAGCGACGTGCTTGAAGATCGATGCGTAACGTGTGCGGTGGTAGTTGACAGAGAATTTCTTCTGCATTGAATTTGCCAGCGATAAATACCATGAGAAAATTCCGTTAGTTTAGAGAGAAAAATCGAGTGAACCTAGAGCGGCTTTTGAAACGACACCTTTTTCAGGGTCAGCTGCTTTTTTTGGTGCAGGTTTAGACCCTCTAGGAAGGTATAAAACTTTAGAGACCCCGTAGTTGATGTATTTTTTGTCTTCTCTTTCAGATGACGTAAAGCTACCAACAGCAATGGTCGGAGTCCCAGGAGGCAGTTCAGCCATTTCCTTAGAAAGCTTGTTCCAGCCGGATAGTGCGAACCACTGTGTTTCTTTCTTTTCATCCTGCCAAGCAAGAGATCGGTTAGTCACAGTGTTGTCTCCCAGCTCCTTTTCGGTGGCGATAGGACCAAGACCACCTGTAGCGACAAACAGATTTATCGCAAGTAAATCATCCCAGTTACCTTGCGTCGCCACAAGAATCGGCTGCATCTGCAAAACTCCATCTGGATTGGCCTTGGTAGGACCAATCGCAAGGATTGTTTCGTTTTCTGTTAAGCCGTTTAAGAGCTTACCAACGTAGTGGTCGGCTTTCATAGAAAGGACCACCTTGGTTGGAATTTTTTTGTCACTAGGTGGCAAGGAGCTAGTGATGACGTTAGTCACACCATCTTCAGTTGCCGCTGTGTCAGTGACCCTGAGTCCCAGAAGGAATACGTTCACGTTTTAGGGTTCGGTAGATCGTTGAGCGGTTTACGTTTAAAGCCTTAGCAATCTCTTTGACAGGGACGCCTTGGCCAGCAAATACTAGAGCAATATTTCGGTCTGCGTCACCAAGTTTTGAAGCTTTCATAGTTTTGTAGGAGTTGTGGTAAGGATTGACACACATTTTGTTACCACACGAAGGTTTTACGCACCCTTCCTTATGGATCTGTAAGTAATCTAATAACATAGGCCGTACATAGTACCTTTGTTTTAGTGTATAAATTATAGGATTTTGGTTACAGAAAGACCCAACCCACAAATCACACTGTTTATGAGAAAAGTCATTATATGCCAATCTTCTAAACAGTTCCGATAAATATGTCGGCGGACATAGTTCATAACCAAGGTAAAATTTATCTGCTTTCAGTGCTCTTGAGATATCAGCTGCTTGTGCTTGAGCGTGACCTCCGTCATTAGCAGTTATTAATATCTTTAGTTTAGCCTTATCCTTATCTATCACTAAGGTGTACTTTGTCGTCACAAAATAACTATACGCTTTAAAAACATGATGACACAAAAAACGAGGTGTGACTAACGCCGCACCTCATATTTTGTAAGTTTTGCAATTTAACGCATCTGGGATTGGCTCTGCAAACCCGGAAGGAGTTAGTTATGTTTAGAACTGACCCAGTTCGCGGTAGACAGCGTTAGGTAGTGTTTGACCTGCAGCTCTAATTGCCCTGGCGGTTGCGCGTACTTCATCTTGGCTTGCACCTTGACTTAAGAGTGCTCTGACATCTTGACCACCGAAGATACCTTGAGCACCTACGTCTACAGCACCAGACAAATAATTTTTAGCAGCTGTTTGAGGAGCAGGGCTACTCGGCGTGGACAGTTCAGCTGCAGTTACACCACCTAAACGTTGATACACAGCTGCGGGTAACTCTTGAACAGTAGATCGTTGTTCAGCAATATCTCTAATATCAGAGTCAGACATTCCCTGACCTCTTAGGTAGTCAACATCTTGACCACCAAAGTAATTCTGAGCACCCTGGTCATACTTAGAGAAATTAGCTAAGTAGTCATCTTTAAGGCTTGGTTTAGTTGGTTCTGGTATCGGAGCTGCTGCCTCTGCTGCCTTTTTACTAGTGCTTGATAGAGAAAAATTGCTTTCTGAACCCGTTGTTTCAGTTACTTCCCGAGTAGGCTGCGCTGCAGCTTTATAAGTCATTGTTCTAGGACTTTGACCTTTATAGAAAGTCTTAGTTTGTTTAGTTGGCGCTACAAAGCCATTGAAGTTTACAGACGTTTCTTCGTTATCGTCTTTAAACAAGTCAGCTAGGTTTAAACCAAAAGCACTTCCGGCCAGTCTTCCAAAGCCTTTGGAACCAGGTTTACCTTTGAAAGTTACGGAGTCAGCCATACCTGATAATTAACCTTAGGCTTTAAGTTTAGTGCATTATCGTCAGTTATTAGTCAAATACCTTGCACATCGGTGCTCCTGGATGAGTATCACATATAGCGTCTAACACCTTATCCCTATGACGGTTTCTAGGGTCGGCAATATTTCCATCAGTTGTCGGATCGAACTCTTCAGGCTCATGCTTCTCGTTTGTACTGAAAGGCACCTTGAACTTTTCGTACTTATCGGTTATGTCAGACATAGAAGGCCTTTGTGCTCGGGTGAAGTCTAATTGTCAAAACTGTTTGTAACCAAAAAAGTCAGGAGCTGCTTTCTGGTTTTCGTTTGATGCCTCCAAAGTTTTGAACCCTGTAAACGGCGATACAGCTTGCCTGCCCCTAAAACTACGAGCACCAGAGTCCACGTCTCCATTTTTTCTTTCTTGTACTTTCCTTAGCTCAGGAAAATAGTCTAAAAGAGTTGACTTATCGTCACTGACACTACTAGCTGGTTCAAGTGAAACTCCAAAAAAGTCTCCAGCGTAACGAGTAGCCATTCTCTTGATCAAACAGTAACTGATCTATTTTACTAGCTTTTAATAAAGAATCTTTGCAGGTTAAACCCTGGACCTACAGTGTCTTTAAGAACGTTCATGATATTCTTTGCCTCTTCGTGGCTATAGAAGTACTTAGCTTTATTTTTGTGTGGACTAAGAGTGACTAGTTTTTTTGTTCGACTGTTTAGGCAGTCGCTAACAAAAGAGTTGCCCTGAGTCACAACCCACACCTCTTTAAATTTCAACAGAGGCATTTCTTTCGTCTCTGCAAACGTGTATAGATCTCTATAACACGATACCTTGTTATTACGTGTTATTGGTTTTCGTGTACGTTTGTGTATCTGAGTAGTAACACAAGTATTATCTTTTTCTTTAAGTGTCTCTGTTTTTGACATGACGCTTTCGTACTTAAACAGTTGTTTTTTCATGTGACGTGCTTTATTTGCTGCTGCTAGCCCTGTGTCACATAAATCTTCAGCTATACAAATCCCATACTCAAAACGAACACAACCGACATAAGAGCCGTTAACTTTTGCGGTAAATATTTCTCTATCTTTTACCTCTTCTAAATTACTAATCTCTACTGGTTGTGCTTTTTTCTCTTTTTTACCTACTACTACTTTGTTTTTGAGTTTTTCTTTAACAACCTTTATTTCTTGTGCTTCAGGAGCAGCGGCGACTAAGTCAAGCCTTGACTGCTCATGATCGGATAATGCACGACTATCGTCCCACCTAATTTTCGCGTGGTGACGACGATGCCCAGCTTTGTTTAATTTAATGTAAACCTCAGCTACTACACCTTGACGAGGATTGTTCTGTATATACGACGCAGCATTTTTTGCCGCATCAGAAGAAAAGGAACTAACGCAGAAAACACTGTTGGTTTGTTTCAACGCAACTTTGTCACCTGTTTTCAGTTTGCTTGGCTGCATTCGATTTCGTTTTGTACTCATTTTTCTGCCCAGTTTGTACCGTGAGATGCGTCAGCTTTTGAAGGAACCACTTTGAGGATAGACTCCGCAGCTTCTTTCATACAGCGCTCTAATATCTCTTTGTACTCACTGACCTTGTCTTGAATTACTTCAAGGACAAGTTCATCATGCACACAAGCGACTAGACACGCATCATCAGT